GAAGAATGCCGAGTTGGTGCCTTATACGGACATTACTGATGTGACCTTTCTGAAGCGTTCTTTCAAGCGAGATGACGACCCATGTGGAGGCTTGGTGTGGAATACACCAAATCAAGGCTGGGTTGCACCTCTTGCACCTGAGAGCTGGCTTTATGAGGGTTACTGGTACAAGAATGGCCGTGATCCTGTAGGGGATGTGGCTAGACGTATTGAGCACACCCTGTGTGAAGCAAGTATGCACGATGTCGAAGTATGGGAGAATGTTTATCCCAAGTTAGAGGATTTTTGCCATAGACATGGCATTGACATGCCCTTAACATCGAGGGCTGCTGTGAGAGATCACATGAAGAAGAGATTCGAAATATGGTTTTAGGCTTAGTACATAATTTGCGTTTCCGGCAAGCCAACCATGTCAACTACTCAGACGTAAAGAGAGAGGAGAAGCGCACTTCACATTTGTTTGAGCAACAATGTGATTGTAATTAGCTTACAGAAAATTCAGCAAAGATAGAGATGTGCTCTACTGTAGAGGGCATTACAAAGAATCCTACAGATGAATTGGTAGGACTATCAGAGATGGGTAATGAGGCAGCTTTATGCGCGACAATACCTCACCGTAAGGGATACTTCACTTTGGCTGAAGGTCTTGATGTGGTATCGCTGCAAAAGTACTTTGAGAGACCTATACTTATCTCTGCCGGTGATTTAAACGCTAGTGTTGGAACTATATATAGTTACAATTTTACTAACACTACATCGTATAGAAACTTATTTGGTCCAACAAACTGGGATCGATTAGAGGGAGCTGTTGGTGTTAGAGGCACACTTGTTTTTACATTGAATGTGACAGCAAGTGCGTTTAACCAAGGCATTTTAGCATTAGCGTATCAATATGGAGCACCTAATACAGCTACAAATCAAGCAAGGCACTTGTTTTTGCCTTTAGTGTGTAACTTGCCACATGTTAAACTTAACATAGCAAGTCAGACCATGGTGACGTTAGAGGTACCATTTGTATCTTTACGTGAGTATATTCCCGTACAGGTTACAAATTTTACGGTTGTCAATGGTGGTCTTGTCAGTTTATCAAATTTAACTAGTTCTAGAGTGGTTGCAGGTCAGGATCAACCTAGGTACGCATTATATGTTTCTATGAAAGACATGGAAATCATAGGTGCTACACCCTTCGAAGTCACTACTGTTACGCTACAGTCTGGGGTTAAGCCTCGCTCCATTGTGAGTCCATCAACAGATACATCTCTTGGCACGAGCATTCGAGGTGCTAGTGAGGTCTCTGCTGAAGCAAAAGATGAAGGTATACTTTCAGGACCATTAATGAAGGTTAGCAAAGCAGCCTCATCTATTGGGAGACTTAGAGGACTCTCAGATATAGGAGGCACAACTAGTTGGTTCGCTGAGGTTTTAGCTGATACTGCTAAGGCATTGGGGTTTAGTAAGCCCTTAGATGAGACACATGTGACGCGCATGAACAGATATAGTTATTCATTAGATGGTCAAGTTGATGTCCCTTCAAATGCTTTTGCGTTAGCACCATTCCAAGCCAATAAGGTATCAGTGGATCCTAGCATAGGCATTAATGAGGAGCAGGAAATGCACTTTGATAGTATATTGACTAAATACCAATATATCTATCATGGTACATTCTCCCAGACCTCAGCAGTTTCAGACGTTATATATGGTTGCCCCATATGTCCAACTGCCTTTTGGTACAGAGACCGCACTTTGGGTGCGTCGAATCCAATAACCAACAAACCACTTAAGACATCAAATACAGGAACAGAGAATGCGTTTTTGCCTTCAACTTTATGTTATGTTGCAGACAACTTTAGGTGGTGGAGAGGTAACTTTAGGTTCAAGTTCAGTTTTGCAAAGACTAAGCTACACGGAGGTAGGGTTCAAGCGACCTTTATTCCATTTAACACCACAGTTTCCTTGAATACACCCTATTCTGGCAATACTGTTATTCCAGGCACTTCAGCACTTGGTCCCGATAATACAGGTTACACTTACATTTTTGATTTGCGAGACGCAGATGAGTTTGAGTTTGACGTGCCATATATATCGATGGAACCATACACTAGTACTTATCAATCAATTGGTGATTTATCACTTACGGTTGTTGCACCTTTGAAGGTAAACCCTTCAGTTTCTTCAACTGTAGACTTTATGGTTGAGGTTAAAGCCATGGAAGGTTTTGAATTTGCTGTGTCAGCACCAAGTATCATGGATGGTATACCTAGTACAGGTACTTCAGTGATTACTTACCAGAGTGGTGTAGAATTAGCGAAAACGGTAGATGATGCAAGTCAGTCTGTAATAGGAGAGCGGTTTACTAGTTGTAAACAGGTTATAATGCAACCTGATTATTATTCGTTTGATGTTGCCAACTCGACGCTAAATGCATCATATCTTGAACCTTGGTTTAAGCATAATGCACCAGCATTGGCTTCGCCTATGGCCACAACAGCTCAAGCCTTGTGGTTTGGAGCTAGGTCATCAAAGTTTGCACATATGTTTGCTTTTGCGCGTGGAGGTAGCATGTTCATCCTTCAGAAGGAGGTTGGAGCATCGAGAGTTCCTGCGACACTTTTATTTCTAGGCAACCAGGGAGGAGCTGCATCTGCAACGAATTCAAGCTTTTACGATAAAACACTGAATTACTATTCATCTGTGTTTATAGCTGAATCCCTTGAAAGTTTTCGAGTTAAGATACCATTGTATGGGAATCTTGCACGATATATTGTACAGGGTTCAGAGCTTGAATTAGGTGGCAATTATTTGTCTCCATCCACAACTGCGTGGACTTCACCAAATTTGAATGTGACACCGCAGTTACGAATTAGAAATAATAGTGGTGCATCAACGCGCTTTCTGCTCGGTAGAGCAGCAGCGGATGACGCTGTACTGGCGCGCTTCATAGGCCCGCCTCCATGTATAGTGTTCAATTCGCTTTCAACAGTTTCACC